AGAATAATGTGCGGCGTCTTCTACAACCTGCCAAGTTTCATTAAACCCTTCCTCTTTACCAACATTCTTTACCCATCCTGCAAGGAGTTGAGTCTTAAGCTCTTTTAATTCTTCTTCTTTGAATTTCTTTTTAGCAATCTTTTTGATAATATCATAAGTACCCTTTTCTTCTACGCCTAACCACACTAGATACTTCATTATCGACTCCTGGTACATAAGGTAATGGAAGGAATCTTTAAGAATATCATCTAGATCTTTAACTCCTGTTGTATAAGGAATTCTATCTATAAAATTGCTAAGTAGTGATGCAAATCCAGGTCTAATAGCGGCAACATAAGCAGATAATTCAGATAGATTTCTAGGCTTATATTTCTTAAGTATTTGCTTATCATAATCAGAGTCTGCCTGGTTAATAGTTGTTGTTAATCCTTTCGCATACACATCCCAAACTTTATCATCACAGTTTTTAACAAGAGTATTAATATCATCAATTGGTTTTCCTAAAAGTTTGTAAACATCACTGATAAGTTGGTAAACTGTTACGGTCAGATAATCGTTCTTTAAGAATTTGTATACATCACAGTTATATCCATCGAGACAACAACAAGTAACATCTCCAACTTTAAGCAACCCTACCATTTCAGAAATCTTATCGTTGGAAAGCAAAAATGAACAAGGTGACGGTGCCACACTTTCTACAACACCACGGAATTTTTTACTGCCCTCAATTAAATCTTTCCATTGCTCATTGTTTTCATATGCTTCAAGATTCTTTGCTACCTCATCATATTCAGAGATATGCATATCGTGAGCCTTGCACCAAAGTCTAAATGCTGAGGACTCTTGTAATGGTTTATAAGCAATCATATAATAAATGCCGTCTTCACCAAGCAAATCTTTACTTGCTTGAATAACCGGAGTGACATCTGCCCAGTTCAAATCAATATCTGGTAACGACCTGCTAGAGAGAATACGCTCTGCCGACATAAATCTCGTAGGATATAGGGTAATCGGAGCATTGATTCTATCAACCTCGGTTAATCCAAGAAGCTTATTTACATAGAAAGAAACCGCACTGCCACGACCACTCTTAGTAAGAATAGCGTCATATTCCTTGACGGCTTTATCAACAATATAATGGTCCAGAATAAAATAATCTGCCATACCACAATCTTCGATGATTTTATATTCATACTTGATTTGGTCGATGTATTCAGCCCATCGTTCTTTTGGTACATTATTGCGCTCTTTTGCCCAACCTTCATTGATAAGTTTTTTAAGAACTTTATTGCTATCACCTTCGGTAACTTTAGGGATCTTAAATTCTTTATCAATAGTTATGCCCTCTGAATTATCGAAGACAAGAGTATTCTGCAAGGCCTCTGTTACTTCATCTTCGGTAAGAACACCTTGTTGCTTATATCTTCTATAAATCTCATCCGAATCTGGATAATCAAGGCAGAAGCCTCCTTCTTCCTCATGCACAATACCTTTAGCTTTTAAGAACAAATCTCTATACTTGGCATCTTCGGGATAAATATAATGTGAGTCGTTGGCGTGAATAATCGGAATATTATATTGCCTATGTACCTCTAAAATCTTTTTATTATATTCTGCTTGGTCTGAATCAACATGTGATTGTACTTCAAGATAAAAATTGCTACCGAAATGTTTATATACTGGTTTTAAAAACTTTCCTTCCCAATCTTCTTTAAACATTCTGCCAGCAATACAAGCAGTTGTTATGACTACCTCATCTGCCGGCAATGAAAGTAAGAGATTGAGATCGATTCTAGGCTTGTAATAATATCCATCAGTATTGGCCACAGACATTATTCTGTTTATCTCCCTACGAGCATTCTCTGTCATTGCAATAAGGATTATATGGTACATAGCACGAGATGTTTTATCATTGATATCATCTACATAATAAGCCTCAACACCGTAGATACATTTTAACTCATTCTCTTGGCAGAGAGTATATGCCTCAAAGATATTTCCTTGATAGCCATGCTCAGTACTGAAGTATGTAGTATGTCCTAATTCTTTTGCTCTGTTAATGTAGTCAATGGGCTTTGATACACAGTCTAGTGTACGAAGATTAGAATACATAGTATGTTTGTGATAATTATTATATCTCATTCCATCACCTCAATCATTTTGCTTTGTCATCATAACACTATTAATTTCTGATAAAATCCTTTCAGCTTCTTCCTTACATTCCATCAGGGCCTTATGTTTATCGTGTTCTACCTGTTCCGCAATAAAATTCACAATATCCATTTTATAATGGTTAAGAGCTTTTATAAGATATGGCTGCAATTCCGGAGAACAAGCAGTATAGCCATTAGAACTTCCATAATAACCATATGAAGCGTGAAACCACACGGGGATGTCCGAATCCCAAACCTGATGATTGTAAAATCCAATATCATGCTTATCATTATTATAGTCTTTTTTACCAATGGTGTTTAAACCTTGTGCCTTGTTTAAATTACTGATAATTTTATCTGCTATTCTATCTTGTTCTTTATACTTTTCAATCTTACTCATATATACTCTCCTCAATCATTTTGTCGTGTATAATATAACACCAAAGCATCTGTATGTCAAGACGCTTTGGTACTAATTTACAATTTATTTACAATTATTTCTTTAAGAATCTATATTCCCAGGTAATTACTCCCTCATCCGTATCACATACCGTAATACTAGCAAGAAGCACATCATTGTATGTTGACTGGGCTACTGTCTCAACCTCTCCGCATGATTCAACACCGTATGCTGTTTTGGTTGAATATGTTAAATCGCCAATCCAACCTCGATTCAGTTGGTCATTACGCATCGATGATCTGATCCTAATCTCATCAATAGATTCATAATAATCCTCAGAATAGAGTTTTATTTCTTCACCAGACTCATTTTTGCAAACGACATCTAAATATCTATGCACTACATTCATAATCTTATCTCCTTAATCATTTTGTTGTGTATATTCATCAACTGTTAGTTGTAAGAACTTGTTTCGTCCATAATATGGATTTGCAAGTACACCTACGGCAACAACTTCACCGTCATTACTCATCGTCTGCCAATCCATACAGTTCCATTTAACGATGATTACTCCAGTTTCATCTATAATCTTTAGATGTTTCTTGCTTGAAAACGTGCTAACCTCATAATCATTAGTTCTCACCAACACCTTAACTGGAGGAAATCCTGTGCCTGAAATTCTGTTGATAGCGTTCAACTGCTTAATTAAATTTTCATTAATCTGCTCTGGAGCAAGTTCAATATCGGCCTCTATCTTAATGGAGAACTCTATATCCTTAAGTTCTTCTTCAATAACCTCTTTAAACTTCTCAAACTTATCCTCATCAATGAACGCTCCGGCAGCATTTGGATGTCCTTGGCATAAACACAATCCTGTGCCATTAGCAATCTCAAGGAAGTTGTCCGTGCCAACACTTCTCATACTACCAGCATACTGCCCATCTCTCTGTTTTAAGATAAACAAAGGTCTCTGATACATTGCAAGGAGCTTATTACCTACCAAACCTGTAATCTCTGCCTCAGTATCATTCTCTAACATAAAGAACATACATTTTCTGTCTAATTGCGCTTCACCCTGCTCTAACAATCCATCAAGCAATTCAGCCACAACCTCATTCTGTTGTTCTTTGCAATTCTTCAGATCCTTAACTAATCCATCAATCTCATCTAAATCGTCTGCCAAGAAAACATTCATCGCCTTTTCATTCTCGTGCATTCTCATAGCAGCATTAACTAATGGACCAATACTAAAACTTACTGACTGGCTATCAAAAGCATAATTACCAACCATCTTTTTAACCATAGGATTTTTAAACTGTGCCAAACCACGATGAGCAATATATCGGTTTTCTGGTACTGACATATCACTCATGTCGGCAATCAAGCCAATAGCTCCGTAAACCCAAAGGTCATCTGCGTAATCTGTTAAATTCATTTCATCAGAATATAATGCATATTTGAGGCAAACTCCAGCGCCCGATAAAAATTCATTCGGATAATCTTTTGCCGAAGTCACAAGCACAAAATCTAAATTAGCATCAAACAATCTTTGTTCAGGAAGGTGGTGGTCAAATACTACCAACTTTGTTCCCGTATCAAGTATTCTTTTGTAAACATCTGGGTCATTGTTAAGAGAGTCAACTACTATCATCACATCAATATCTGCAAGTAAATTCAAATCTAAATGCTCGGCACCGTGAATTTTACCGTCATTAATAATGCACTCAACATTTGCTCCACATTTACGAAGATATTTAGTGATGATGGCATTACTACAACAACCATCGGCGTCTACATCAGCCAATACAAGGAACTTTTCTCCCATAGTAATGGCATCGTCAATTATTTCAAATGCCTCTTCTAAACCTTTCATTTCTTCAAAGGGTATCAAATCGTCTGATGTCGGCTTTAAAAAACCACTAATATCATCTATTCCACGCTCATAAAGCACCGCATCAATGATTTCAAAATCATCTTCCATCTGTCTGCCATCAATCTTGGCGGTTAATTGTTTAATCAATATTTTTCACCCCTATCACCACAGGTTTCCACTCAGCACAACCCTCACAAAAGTCAAATTCCTCCGACATTACTAACATATCATCAGCTATATTATCAGAAGGAACAGCAATCTTCTTCTTAAAACATTCTTTACAGAATTCTGCCATAATTTCACCTCACTCCTCATATCTTGCAATCATCGTATCTAAATCCATATCAGCATAAATTGCCGGTGAATTCATAAGCGTCCTATTAGGAACAGAATATACCCAATTACAAGCTATTTTATTATCACGTTTTCTCATCCACATTGAAAATCCACCTATTAATGGCGTATGATCACATTTACTACTAATTTTTTCAATAAATCTTGTTATTACATCTTGTTTGATTTCATCTGCAAATATTATCTCAAATTGATCTACATTATGCCCGCAGCAAGAAAACTGAGTTTTTAACCCAATAGTGTTGAAAAAGTCACACATTGGTATGCAGGCTTCATCCATGTCTTTCGGATATTTAAAATGTTTTATATTCATTATATTTATCCCTCCAACAAATCCACATTCTCAAACACATTGCCAATCTTCACAATGTCGCCCCATTTATAATGAGCATTATGTTCTCTCTGCCATTCTTCGTTGCCATCTGGTCCAAACCAATAAAGCTGCAAATTCCCACTAACATCTCTCTCGTCTTCCTCTTTCCCTTTAAGCTTTGCAAGAGATTTATTATAGTTGTTTTTATAATTTAGCCGCCATTCTCCATGCTCAAAATAAATAACAGCTCTAACTTTAACATCTCCATCGTATTGGCTCTTAGGATTAGAATAATATGGCCTTCTTGTGCCCCACACCTCTACAATATCACCCTCGAACAAGGGTTTATTAAATGACCTATCAGACATAACAAATTCATTCATGCCAGTATATTGTCCAACAGACTTTTCATACACCGGAATAGGAAATGCGTTGACATTATCCATAATGTAATATTGCTTTCTTATAGGATCGTAATTTAGATATCCTTCAACCCATTCACCATTGTCTACTCTCTTACCATGAAAAATTATGTCGCGTATTCCCATAAGTACCCTCCTGCAGTTTTCCTTCTGCCGCGCAAACAATCTCCAATATTTCCGTTTGAAATTCCCGTCATTCGTTCTGCACATAGTATTGAATCGTATTTTTCTACAATATTACCATTTTTATCAATCTGGATAACACTTTTACTATGCGCCCTTCCTATCCTTTCGGCACATGTGCCGTAATTTATATTATATTTTCTAGTGCACCACTCTAAATTATTCGCATTATTGTTTTCTTTGTCTTCATCTTTGTGATTTACACATTGATAATTATTTGGGTTTTCAATAAAAGCCTCCGCCACTAGTCTATGAACAAGATAAGTATGTTGAATATTATTTTTATAAAGATTGACTAGAAAATACCCAGAATTATTTTTGTGTTGCGCTTTCAGTCTTCCTTCTCTTTTAACTCGTCCAAAATTACTAACTTCATATAAGCCTTCGAAATTTTTAATCGGTCTCCATATTTCTTCCATATTCATTCTACCTCCGACTCCAACCACATTTTTATAATTTCAACAATACTTGGAGATTCTTCTTTATCAGGAAAGTATCTACACTGCTTATTTATTTCACAATAAGAACATTCAGTATCATTAAGATAAAGAAGTTCAAAACCTAACTTCTCCAAAGAATCTTCTCTGCTAATTTTAACTGATTCACAACGCTTGCAATACTTATTATCAAACCAAGTTATCCAAGGTGAATCATCAAACTTACCATGTTCACCAATCCATTCGGCTAATGAGTCAATTGAACTTGTTATGAATTTATCATGTCTCGTCATTCTTTTACTTCACTCTCCAACCATATCTTCCGACACTCCTGGCAATCGGCAGTGTCACAATACTTACGTTCTACACCATACTCTAAAGGACAAATATCAGGACACTCTACCATTTCTTCTAAAGTCATTACTTTAATTTGTTCAAAATGTGTCATATTAGTCACCACCTAAGATAGTTTCAATTGCTTCAAGTTTTTCTCTCAATTTGATATTTTCTTCTTGATAAAACTCTAATGTGTCATAGTAATGATGATTCACTTTATCATCAAGAAGTTCGGTCAATTCTTTTAATTTATCAATAGTTGCTTGTGCTAGTGTCATTTGGCAAGGTGTATCATCGTTATCAATTAACGGACAATCTGTACAATATCCACAACTTGGTCTATGTTGAATAAAACAAACCTCTTGGGCTTTAATAATATCATTTACTGTCATCCTTACACCTCTCCCAATTCTCCCAATCAACACAGCCACGACAAGGTTGATCATTTCTATCGGTGTTGTAATAAATACAGGTATCACAGTCTACCTCTTCATAATTATCTATAAATACACAACCATCGAATTCATTTACACCCTGGCAAACATTTGTAGCCACCACACATTCAAACAAACTATCTCCGCTATAAAATTCACCATTAGGTATCATCACAATGAGATTGTCATTAAACCGGTTTAATTTTTCTTTAAGTTCTTTTACTGTCATATTACATCTCTCCCTTTAAAATTGAAGCCAGTCATCCGTATCGTCATCGTATTCTTTTTGCATTTCTCTAGTTTCATTCAACCATTCTTCAAACTCTTTCAGTTCTTCCTCTGTCGGCTCATCTTCCGGTCTACCTTTATCAAAACCGTACATACACACTGTTTCAAAAGAGCACCACTCTAAATCCTCTGCCGTTTCTACCCACTCAGGATATATACAGTGTCCAAAGCGACATTGCTGGCAATATTTAATTACTGGATCGACACAGCGGGTTGGCTTCATATCGGCACAGTAAGTCATAGCCCTTTCATCATCAGTGTCGTGATTACATCTAATCTCACAAGTATCTTTTAATTCACATTGTTCACATAGTGTCATTTTCAACTCTCCTATTCCACGCATCTGTTGCAGTATTATTCAAAGCAAATCTTTCTCTTTGAATTACTTCCCCTATCACCGGATCTTTAACCTCATGTATCATAAACTCTTGAGTGTGATTAAGTTCTAAGCCACAACCATTGCAGACTATTTTTGTATGAATTGCATCGGTACGTAAGTCAATTTCTTCTATATTTGCCTCACACCCACAAAGAGGGCAAGGTTTTAAATCATTTTGCATTGTTATCACCTATTTTTTCTCTCAAAATATTATCAATACGTTCACAGTGTTGTTCCGCTTCATAAGCAAAGAGACTATCCCTTATTTCTTCTTTTAACCACTCTGCACATTCTTGATATGATTCAACTTTAATGGCTTTAAATTGCTCCACCCACTCACCAATATCATCTGCTCTTTCTCTTTCAAGGCAACTATATTCTAAGTCTTTAAGGCCGAGTTTCACTTTCAATCTCTGAACTTTTCTTCTCCAATTCCGGTTGGACTTTTTCAGTTTGGAAATCTCTGCTTGCTGCTCAACATATTTGTTATATATCAAATTCGCACATCTTTGACAATTATCATCGCAGCAAATAACATTGTCTTTACATAATTTATCAGACATTATTCCTTACCTCCATCCATTTTGGCTCCACAGTTACAATAAGGCTCTTTTATAGCTTCAACCCTTCCACAAATATTACACATATAAGGACAATTCATATAAAGAATTCCCTTGTCACTTCTTTCTATCCACTCTCCGTGTACTACTGGTGCTACATCTGCGGTGGGAAGCTCTTGCACATAATCCTCCATTTTTATCATTACGTCAAAATCATCCATAGACCAAGTTCTATCTTGAATAGCTTGACTCATAGCTTTTAAAGCCGCTTCACGCTCAATATATTCTTTATTCATCATACTTGCTCTCCTCTGCTTCTATTGTAAACTCCCATTGGCTTTTATCTGTATCTTTAACCCATTGAGGTATTTCATCATCCGACCAAGAAAATGCCGTCCAGTCTTTCGGCATCCAGCAATTTCGCGTTATAAAAGTTCGTATGAACCAGCATTTAATTTCATTTATTAAACCAAACCACATTAGTATAAATCCTCCGAATATAACTCATCTATATGATGATCTTCTTGATAATAGCGGGTGGTTTCATTTAATTGACCACACCCTCTTGCGTGAGCAAGTGCTTCTTTTCTATCAAGGAATTCGCCTTTATGGTTAATGAATCCTTGAATTTTCTTTGAATGTTCTAACCAACTTTTCTCAAGCTCACGAATAGTTTTGTAACAATCTCCGTGTCTATGACCACAAATGATTAGTTCTCTTGGGCTTTCTAGTTCTAACCCTATATTGTCACAATCATTTATAAGTTTAATTGCTGCACATATAATCACTTAAAATATCTCCTTTATTTTCTCCCAAGTTAATTTCCATTCATTGCCCTCTAACTTAGGATTCTTCTGTTCTTCTTTCTTTCGTTTTTCAAGCTCTTTACGGAGTCTTACTTTTTGACTTCGTTTAAGAGGTTTAATCCATTTTGTAAACACGCTATGTGGCATCTCGCTTCACCCATTCCTTAATGAACTGCCAATATGTAAGAGATGTAATCATTCCACCACTATGTGAACCATTTATTATATGAGTTAGTCCTACCCAACTACTTTTAGTAAATATATAAATAGGCTCTTGATCGGGAAAATCTATTCTAAATATTTTATCCATACAACTCATCCTCCAATTTCCATTCTTCCAACTTCTTGGCATACTCTTCATCCGTATACATCAAAGCATTACAGTTCGGACACCTCTGCTCTCGGTTACCGCTAATCTCCTCACAACATAGGCTGCAATAGTATGCTCCCATTCCGGCACCTTTCCAGCGAGCTTCTTTATTAGTGTTCATGTTCTTACCTCAATTAAATCTTAATACTCTTATACATCTCTAACTTAACTTCCAACTCTTGAATCCATTCAGCTTTCATTTCTCTAGCCTTTTGAACTAAAGCTTTACGAGAAAGAGAAAAGAAGAAGTTGCTGTTGTAATATACAATATAATCTTGTGATTGGTCGGCAAGGCTTTTATCAACATATATAGTCGTATAAAAATGTTTTGCCATAGGCGACACTTTTAAGACCCCTTTTTCTTTGTCGTGGTATAGTTGGTATATTTTTGTGTTCATATCTCATACTCCTATTCAATACTTACACCCGTAAGTTCAAATTCATCAATAACTGTTATATCTCCCTCTTTATGTGATTTTGTAATAATTAAAGAAGGATTAAATCCTAGATATGTTTGTGGTGCACCTTTGGGATATTTTATAGGTTCTATTTTATCAAACATATCTGCATAATCATCATATACATTTAACTCAGCTCGTTTTCCACGAGGAAATTCTGTTTGATTTGTATCTAAACTTATTTCAAATGATGTATTCTTCATATTTTATCGTCCTCATCTAATAACATCTTTGCATTGTTCAACCAAATACTCTATTTGTGTTTTCAAGTATAGTCTTTCATCTTTATCATCCTCGTTAGCCATATCAACAACTTTATCCCAGATGTCGTCAACAAATGTACCTATACTCTCGTCAAGAAACTGTGTAATATCATATGCTGCAAATGCTTTACTCATTTGTATTTACCTCACTCTTCATAAGTTTTCTAATCCGATGAATCTCTCTTAACACTTCGTCTTTTTGGATTCTTGCTTCTCTGAGAGCAATATCACTTGCATTCATAATGTTAGGGATTTTGATGGCACTTACTTTTTTACCTAGGTTTGATAACATTTCTTCGTAGTTCATATTTCATCCTCTTCTTTTAATCATTTTGTCGTGTAATAAATATAGCACCAAAATATTGATTTGTCAAGTACTTTGGTGCTTGTTTACAATTTATTTACAATTAATCATTTTGTTGGGTTAGCTTGTCGTAGTCTTCTTTATACATCCAACGGTAACCACCAGCGGATTTTTGTTTTCCTGTACAACAAGCACAAATATTTTGAACAAAAATACTAGTTTGTCGAGATGCTTCACTGACACTAACATATTCACATAAAAATTTTTCTTCTAAATCTAATTTTATTACTTTCTTTGTATGTAATGTCTTAGTCATAGATTGTTTATTAATATCTTCCGGATTTTTAAATCTCCACATAAAACCACCTGCTGATTCTTTCTTTTCATGACAGCATAGTGAGATGTCTGACTTACATATTCCAACACATCTATGAGCATCTAATATACTGCCAAATTCTGCAATAACATTGCCCTGTAAATCCATTTGAATAACCGGACTTCTATTTTTCTGTGACATCATATTCTTTAAATTACTTTCTTTGGATTGTGTTTTACCATACATAGGATGATTTGTTTTGTTTGACAATCTTTCTTTTGCTTTATCACCAATGATTTTCTTGGTTTCATCAGAATGTGTTTTCCCTGCAAATGGATTTTTAATATGTTTGTATTTTTCCCTTAGATTCGCCTTTTGCTCTTCTGACCACACTCTACCTATTGCTTTTTCTCTAATTTTCCGTTTTGCTTCTTCTGACATTGTATGACCAAAACAACCGTCACCACCATCTGTCATATTATAGCCGTATTCTGGGTTTTTATATCTGCAGCAATTTGTTTTATATAATGCTATCAATAATTTTTCCATATGTTTTGCTTCAGATTCTGTTAAATTTTCAGCAAAAATAATATGTTCAAAGTTATCCCATCCATATTTTTTTATAGCATTAGCAAATACTGGTTGTTGTTTTATTTGATAATTACATCCATTGCATCCCCATCTTTCTTCTGGTGTTCTGCTCGTTATGCCTATATAAGTCTTATTATTGATCTTATTAATATGCATATAGACAGACCATTTTCTTTCGTTGTTTGTTTCTCCCATAAATTCTTACCTAAGAAGAATTCTTTTGTTGCATCTTTTAATCTCTTACTTATTTATCCTTTCTTTAAGTATCAAATTTCATCTTCATCGTTTTCCTCTAATTCCTTTATGTTTTTTATTTCATTTTTTAATATATAGTAAAAATTCTCTTTACCACCATCCGTTGGAGACTCCTTATCTCCCACTGAAAGACTATCTCTCCAATCGAAATAGGTAATCTTGCACTCACGCATAGCAGCAAACGATTTTAACAATTCTGCATTTCTATAAATCGTTTCAATAGGAAGCCCCTCATCCATCATAAAGCAATACTCCTTAGCATTAAAACCAAGGAGAATTTTAGCTTGTTCGGAACTCAGAGTACTACCCATAATAGACACGGCGCTATTATAATTGTAACTATCACAGGCAAGTACGAATTTTTCTGATTCTCCAATAACAATCCGGTCTGCATTCATAAGATGTTGATAATTTTCGTGTGCGCCATACAATAGTAAACTTTTTTGACAAGGCCATTCATAGATGTATTTAGGGTCATCCTCATAGTCTGTTTCGTAATTCCTGCGAGCCTTGACTCCTGCTAACGAGCCGAAGATATCTCTTATTGGGATCAAAATTCTTTGTGACTCAATTGAATATGCAAGTCCGAACTTCATTTGACTTTCAAGGCTAATGTAATCCTTGAGGAACCTCAAATTTCCTTGTTTTGGGTATTGATTTAAAATACTTTCATCATAAGTTCTTAATTCTAACTTAGCATTTTTACCAACACTCTGATAAATACCACCAAATAATGAGGCTTTCTTTTTTGGTTCCCAATGATCGTCAAGACCGAGTATTTTCTTTGTAGTTAGCAATACCTCTCTAAAAGTTATCCCACGCTCCTGGGCAATAAATGAAAAAATATCACCACTATATCCCCTGGCGAAGTCAGCCACATTTAACCACTCGTTATTCTGTAATCTAATAGAGATGTTTCTGCCACCCTTTTCATCACGAGCAAACCTTATTTCGTTTGGGCGAAGACTAATGTGGCAAAAATCATATTCTTCTAATAGGGACACTATATTATTATTGTCTTTAAGTAATGCTTCTTTTATATCACTTATTTGTGCCACACCACTCATCACCCTCCAATCATTTCGTATTGTTAATTTATCATATATGACATATTAAGTTAACTTTGTAGTCCTAATTATTCAAATATGACTAATTCCGTTTCCTTACCACATCGGTCACAAAAATATTTAATCATTGTTGTTCTCCCTGATTATTTTCAATATTTTCACTATACATTCCATACATAACTCAATTCGATCATTGGTGTTCAAAACAGGCTCTCCGGCTGCAAAAATAACATTGCCTTGCGGGTCTGATACAGATAACACACGATAGTTATGGTCTTCTATTTCTTTACCACACTTGTCACAAAAACGTTTAATCATCTATCTTGCCACCTCTTGACATATTAGCAACTTTTTCATTATGAATTTCCATTGCTTCTTTTAATGTACACTCTTCACAAGGATGTACCTTGTAAAATGTAGGTTTCTCATTTATTCTACTTAACCACATATATACTACATGCTGAATTAATGTTTCAAGTTCCTCTTTTTGTAAGGCGGTAACACTTTCTAACCAATCATATGCAATTTCTCCAACTTCATCATAAGCATCTTGTTGTAAATCCTCAATGATTCTATCCGCAAATAAGGAACCTATCTCATATTTTTCAGTAATACCAAGTGCAAATGAATCTTCCATAGAATAACCTTCTGCAAGAGCTTCATCTACACATTCTTTGATGGTATCACATGGGCCACCGTGCCATATTTCATCATCACCACATCGTGACCAAGCGTATTTTTGTTTCATAATTTTACTCCTCAATCAATACTTTTAACTAACTCACCAGGTAATTTAAAGTCATTAAAATAATCATTCACGATAAACACATCATTCGATAGTTGAATAATCTTGTTGTCTGTCGGGCCATCTTCATAATCAAAGAATGCGGTATAAGGTAGGCCGATTTCCCCAAGAACTTTTGCCAACTTCAAACTCTGTTCCCTAGTAATCGGCGTTGCCCTTTTGATAAGTTTTCTGCGTTGCTTTTCTACACGATTAAACATTGGGTCATCTCCTTAATTAGTCCTAATCTTTTCAAACATTGTTACGATATCATCTTCTATCGGATACCTCTCGGTAGAAGTAGAACTCTTGGCAAATTCTCTATTAACCATATCCACATACATAGTGGCCGAGCCATCATCACCCATATAGAACTGGTCCCAATCCTCTGCTGACATCAACCTCTGAGCGTCGAGCTGTTTAATGGCAAGATTATCAAAACTTACAACCTCGAACCAATTATCATTAATAATCTTAGGTAATGCATTGTAAAGTATTGCTTTGGCATCTTCGATGGTCTGTGGTTGACTCTTATATAACACCTCACCACGGCGAAATTCCTTATAACCAAGAATAAGAATCTTGAACCCATTGTTTGCCAACGCCTCTAACTGTACTGGATGTACAATACCATTGATAACATGAATAACTGCATTAGGGAATTCTTTTACCATTTCAATAAACTCATCAGTAATATAAACAAGTGAAATGCCAAGGCCATAAATAAGTTTCTTATCTACCAAAGCCTTAAGGAAATTTTTATATTTCATAAAATGCATCTGGTTAACGGTCATACTAGGAATGAGTTGTAATTTCTGGCACTTCTCAAGAAAAGGCACGAGATCAGGATGCTCCAAAGGATTACCACCACCGATAGCAAGTTCAGTATAAGGATGGAGTTTATCAATAAAACTCTCCGACATAATATCTCCGCACTTACCATCGGGAGTAGAGTTCTCGTGGCACATCGGACAACCGAGGTCGCATTTATTACAAATCTTTATATCCATAGATTCCGGAAAATCTGCTCTAAAGAAGTCTAAATCATTCTCACGAATCTTGGTGCCATTCTGAGTGTCTATGGTAACAGTGTAGTTGCCGTTCTGATATCTAACAAATCTTTTCATTTTTTACTCCTTAATAATCACTGCCGTAATAACCGAAGCTTACAATTTCTTCATTATTTGGGGTTTTAAATGTAGTTCTAAACGTCTCGTATTCAATATACTCATAATCATTAAACTGTTCATATGTGAGATAGTCGCCCTCATCATTTTCCATCGAGGTTTTAATTTCTGGAGTAATTTCAACCAGTTCGTCTCCCCATCTGTTCCAAACTAATTCGCCTGCTACCCATCTATCATAGTCTGATTTCATACACATCGTAATCGAATGGGTGCTGCTACTGTTTGTTTCAAATACATTTCTTCTAATCTGCTTCATAATAATTTCTCCTTAGTTTCCTTTATAAAAATAATCGTAATGCTCTGGGTCGTGATACGGATTGTCTACCATTTCGCCCTTTTCCCAGTCATAATACTTTTCATCAGCAATGTTACAACCACTAGGATTGTCGTCTTGATTATCGTTTCCGGTATATACACAACTATCTCCAAACAAACATCTCATAAGCATATTATCATCTGAAAGAACAGCATCAATAAATTCTCTAGTTTCACCACTATGATCAATATATCCATGATTAAGCCACTTATATTTACCATCCGAGGATGTTTCATACTTTGGTTCTTCAAATTCATATTCAATTGAATGACTATCTAACATATCTTTAAGCTTTTCAAGCAACTCATTCGTATCATATTGCTCTAGAATTGCCGTATAAAGATAATCTGCTATATCCACACAGTCATTTTCCCAACCATATTCACCAATGCCAAAATAAATATGCTTACCTGCCGTTACTGGTGCCTTCGAAATACAAATACTATGTGTTGAACTCGAATTAGTTTCAAAGACATTTCTTCTTATTTGTTTCATATTTTATTCTCCTTACCAAATAATACGAATGCAATCATCGTTTTCCTGATTGTAAACAAAACCTAAGCCCTCAAGCCAAACAAGAAGCTCGTCAAGGTAACTCTGATAATCTTTTGGGTTAAAAGTGCCACTTGAGTTTCCATTTTTAGATATTTCTTTAATTCTCTTCACAAAGAAACGCTTAACAGATTTAAAATGTTTGTCTGCGTTTTTTCGTGCCATATCCGCTGTAATGTTTTTCATTTAAATCACCTTTCAATCATTTTGTTGTATTATGAATCAAAATCAAATACCAATCTTACATCTTCTGCTGTTCCACCATCAGGAACAAGCTTTTGTAGCACCGGAATAACATCTTCATAAAATCCACCCGAATTATCTTTATACGTTTGTACAATAAAATAACACTTAGTATAATATTGTTTCCCGTATTCTCTTGGATATTTACCTTGTATTAAATCAACCATATCTTCTTCTGATAGATGCACAATATTTGGTCCACCTATATCAACACTCCACGACTCAGGATGTAATCCCTTCATAACGAAATCTCTATATGTATCTTCGTTTACACACCCATAATCACGGTGTAATTGATTCCAATCGTAATCTAATAGTTCTTTGAGTGTTAGCCACGAAGCACTATGTTCATTTGAAAGTGTGGGTCTATGGTCGTATGCTTCGTCGTCATAATCGCCACTGATATCACTTCTTAGTTCTGCACACATATCTTCAGGATATCCTTTTGGTGCTGAAATTGGATTAAAACACTCTCCTATTTTGCAACCGGCAAAACCTCTGCCGTTTCTTACATCTGCAAGGATTGCAAAAAGATTATAACAGCGACTATCATAAGGAATATATGTATACTTCTCTTGTGCCCAAGAATATTCAGAACCTGGACGATACCAAGAATTCTTAAATACCCTATCTGTTACAAGTTCCCATTTCCCATTATGTCTGACCTCACAGGCCATATGAATATCTGTACCCATTTGTTTTCTCCTTTGCTAATCATTTTGTTGTGTTTATTATAATGCCGAGTTTATGTTTTGTCAAGCAGTTTGGAATAAATTTACAATTTGTTAACAAATTACCTACCCTCAGTATTAATTAACTTATGTGTAGGACGACATTTGGCCGTTTCGTAAAAAGTACAAAAGTCACCGTCGTATCTAACTAAATAAGCAATTCCGGTATCATTACTGTCTGCTCCTCTTCTAGATTTATCTATAAAGAAGCACCTCCAAATTTTGCTCCTGTCGGCTAAATACGGCTCTTCATACCATGTTCCATCTTCTTTCTGCTTTGACCTGAACGGGTGAATATAATATGGAGAGTTCGGATCAAGTTCAGCATCAGTTATTTTACGAAACATTATAAGGTTTGAAAGCGTTTCTTTAATTGCACGGCTATGTGATAGACAACTTGCATCAATCCAGCATCTATTGAGGGAGTTTAGTGCAAGCTGCACCGTCATTAAACCAATAACATTATATTTCATAGCAAGTGATGTCAGATCTCTCGTATCTTTAATAAGACTCATCCAAAAGGCATCACTCGAGCCACCATCTGTAGTCAACTTAAATGTGTCTACAAGAAATGTTGTGCAGCCATCCCTAAGGATATGTCTCTTGATAATCTGACAAGTTAATCTTGCATCGGCATCAGATAATGTAACAATTTTTACAGACTTAGCATAATTCTTTTTCCACCATTGCCTTGCTTCTTTAATCTTTTCTTTATCTTCTTCGGTAAGATTACCAGATGTTAATTTCTTTTTAGAAATCTTCCAATAATCTAAACATCTTGTTAGTACCCAAATTAAGAACTGAATACGAATATCTGAAATTTGCGACTCATTACTAACTAAAATTATCTTTTCTCCCTTGGCGATGAGGCTCATACAAACCGTGACCATATAGGTACTCTTACCGGCTCCAGAATGAGCAGCCCAACAATTCAAAGTACCTGGCTTTAAACCAAGTATGTTTCCACTCATAAACGGGAAGGTAGAAATTTCTTCACCTTTAATATTAAGACCAGCATCCCCAAAAGAAACACCGACTTCTTCTTTACGTGCAAGTCTCTCTATAAACTCATCATCAAAATCTACAAAGCCCTCGTCCACAATTTTATTGCTATTGATATTAGTTTCAAGACTTGCCAATTGTGAATTATACCAATCTAACACTTCTGATGAAGTTAGTTTTTGAAATAAATCATATGGCACAACTTTTTTGCCGCTATCAAGTGTCATTTCCTCGAAAATATTAAAATTCTTTCTATATAATGACATTAAAACGTTACGTTTGTGTAATTCATCCATAAAAGCGTCCATATTTTTAACAGACACTACATCTATAATATTCTGGATGGCTCTAAAACCGCCCAGTTCATTTTCAATTTTATCTTTTACATCCTCATTAATATTGGAAAGTAAAGTAATCTCATCAAAGTTTGAAAGACCTTTGGACCTAAGTTGCTGTCCGATAGTAAAAAGCATACGTCCATGCCTTGTTACGAAGTCTTTTGGTTCTAGCCCACAATCATCAAAATGGGTAAGATCAGATAAGAGTACTCCACATACATTTCCCTCAGTTGTCAAAGAGTTTTCTAAAAGTCTATTATCATATAAATCACATACACCACTAATAAATTGTTTCTTATCCATTAGAACATATCCTCCAAATCTTCAAGGCTTCTACGTTTATTTATAGAGTGAGTCGGTGCGTCGTAGATGGTTTCATCTATGACTACCTTTGGTTTCTCAGCCTCTGCTGCTTTAGGTTTAAAGTCATGTAGTTTACTAGCTACGATGGTACTA